AACACCCGTCAGCGAATCAGTAACTTGTTCATACAGAGGGGTCTGCAGAACAGGATGACGTACAACAGCGCAATTGTCGCACCTTTAAACCGAAGAACGGGGCCAGTAGGCGGGCTGTTAGCTACAGACCCCTTTATCGGGTTGTTCCCATTGAGTGTGAGGTCGACAAGGATTTTCATTTTAATCATTCTTTCGTGGATCGGAGGAACAGCGGTCATTTTATCGATGGGAACTTATCTTTTGTGGGTGTTGACAAGATATCTCCTATCGATCCTTTGTACCGCAGCGTGTTTGGCCCTAGTGTCGCACACAACGGGGTTATATACGCTAACTCAGATCCGAACGTCAGCCGCGCCCTTCGTCGCCTTACTGCAGCCCGGGGGAATCTAGAGCTCGATCGCGCTTATCAGCGGTCTCAGCACTGGTTCGTCAGGGCGGCAAAAGGTTTCTTAGTTACATTAGCTACAATGTACGGACAGCACCAAGAAATTCAAGAATATGCCGGGATGATGCAAGAGGTCGAGTGGCACCATGGAGATCCGCATGCTAAGAGACAGCTACGCATAGACGCGTGGAGGGATCTTAATGAGAATGCGTTCCATGCGAGTGTCACTGACAGACTCTGGTTGAAATCGGTATTGTACAAGATGAAACGCGATGAGATCGCGAAACCGGGGAAGTATCCTAGGATGATCGGGGACTTGGGAGTGGCTGCGTCATTGCAGGGTTTCAGGGTCACGGAAGTGATGAAACATGCGATGGCCGAGTTGCCGATCGACTACAAAAACGGAAGGTTGGAATTTGTCATCTCGCCAAAAGAGGAGACAATGACTACAACTTTTAAAAAATTATTAAACCATCCGGGGTACTACTTCGCTTATTTTTCAGATGACTCTTGTATTTCAATTCGTACAGAGAGAGGAGCGGTAATTTACAATTTAGACATTTCGTCGTGCGACGCCTCACATTGGTCAACATTCATGGCTTTGCTGAACATAACACCCAGTCACCTTAAGCATGATATGCTTATGCTGATCGAGCAGTGTATGCTGCCAATCCATGTGCGATCGAATAACGGACGCGCACACGTTACACTAGATCCAACACACCCACGCTTGTACAGTGGGAGTACAATAACTACTCTAATCAACAATTTAGCTAACATAATGATCTGCAAGTCTATCATAGATTCACAAGCATTCACACCTGACGAAATCGCTCTGGCCGCAGCTAAAGTGGGATACATCGTCTCGGTTGATGTTTGCCGGAAGCCTGAAGACATACAATTCCTGAAGCACTCGCCTGCATTCGACCTGGACAACCAATTGCGACCTGTACTCAACGTAGGGGTAATGATCCGATCACTCGGACAATGCAAAGGGGATTTGCCAGGCCGAGGGCCATTGGAGCCGAGAGCTAGGAAGTTCACTCACGCCTATTTGCAAGGGATGTACCCCACTACTCATTTTCCACTGCTGGAGCGGTTGCGAGCACAGAGTGAAGAAGGAGGAGAGGAGTACGCCCGAGCAGTGAAGCGCCAGTTTACGACGTATGAACACGGCACACACC